CCAGAATCAATTATCATATCTGTTGCTTGATACTTACCATTAGCATAGTGTTGAGCATAAGTATTACCTATGTAAGCTTTCAACTCATTTAATATTTTATCTTCGTTAAATTTATAATTCACTCTTCCACTCCTCTGGTAATGTTTCTTCATTATACCATTTAAAATTATTTGTCTCTGCCCATTCAGCATGAGTTCTTTTTGTTTTATCTTTTCTCATCTTAGCACCAGGCATTGGAGAGAAAGGTTTTTGAAATAAGAATACTAACTCATAGTCATTAGGTATAGCTTCTCTTATATGTATATACTTACTATACTCTGCATAGTCCCAGAATCTACCTTTAGCTTCTAGTAAAATTGTTTTACCATTTATAACTTTTACAAAGTCTGGTTCGTATTTATGTTTAACAACATAATTAATATTATCCCAATGATGTTTCCATTCCTGTAGTACAGTCTCATGTAGTGTTGCTTCCCATAAACTATCATATCCTTTAGGGATACCAACTTTCTTTGGTCTAGGTTTTCTTGGTACTCTTCTAGGCATCTAACTCTTCCAAATGAAAGTTAGGATTTTGTTTTACTTTTTTATAAAACCATCTAAGACTATAAGCACTTAACATAAATTTATTATTAGCAAAGATATGTGTTTGCTCTGGAAGAAACTCATGTAAATTTTTCTTATTAATCTTTTTAGTATCTTCTCCTTCTGGAACCATTGTTCTTATCCAACCTATTAGTAATCCTTCAGCTTTACGTCTTAGTAGTTTTGATTTTTTACCACTCATATTTGTGTTACCTCTATAACATTAGGAACTTTAGGTACTTGGGTTAAGTATCTATTACCATTAGAATATTTAAATACTCTTAAACCTTTACCCTCGTTAGCATCTTTATGACATTCAAACTTATATCTACAATAGACACAGCCTTTAGGTAGTTGCATGTTTCCAGACTTACCATCAGGTATAGGACTATAACATTTAGAAGGAGGAGTCTTTAACTTAACAGCTTTTTTAATATCAGTTATTTTCTTTTTGATATTAGGTTTATCAAAGTCATCAGGTCTGAACATAGCTAACTCTCCAGACTCTTTATTGAGAGCAAGGAAACCACCTTTGTTTGTTCCTTCTGCTTCTTCGTAACCTGCAAGTTGAGCCATGTATCCAAAAGCATCTTGTTCTGCTAGGGTTCCATCTTTAAATTTTTTAAAAGCAAAACCAGAAGCAGTTTTAACATCAACAACTTCTCCATCAATAACACAATCCATGTGTCCTTTGATACCAGAAACTTTTATTTCTTTTTGTTCGTTAGTAACTTCGTGTCCAGATAACTTAACAAGAAATAAAACTATCTCTTCAAGCAAGTGTCCGTATAAGAACTTAATAAATGTAGGCGGAGAGATAACCTCTGTTGTATCAGATTCAGAGTTCATTTCATACCACAATTGTCTAGGCTGTTTGCCTATGTTAGACATACGTAAAGCAGGTTTACCTCTAGGAGAAGGATGAGACCAGTTGTAAAGAATCTCTTTCATGGATTCTCCAAACTGCTCAATAGAATCTTCATCTATATCAAGATGCTCTCCTTTTCCTAGAGCCGACAATTTATTATATATATCTTCTACTAAAGTGTCAAGTGTTTTTGTTTTCTTTTTCATATTATTTTCTATGTTTTACAAAATTAAGTTGTCTTGTTTTAGAATTAAACATTAATAACTTTACTCCAGCTTTAATTTGTTCAGGAGTTCTACCTGCACATCTAGTTAAATTATTACCTGTAGGTTTGTGAAGTTGAGGCTGTGCTGTTTTAACATCTATTAAAGTTATATCTCCTTTGGAATCTCTTGCTACTAAATCAGCAAGACCTGTACATCCACAATTTTTAAATACTTCATAGCCATTATCCCATAACCAAGTTACTGCATAGAACTCTGCCATGTCTCCTTTTCTACTATCACAATGATTAGTGTGTTTCACTCCAGTTACCTCCTATCTTATATTCACCATCAAGAGGACATCTAAGATTGAAATGTTCTCCGGCTTTTGTAATACTATCAACAGCAAACTGACCTATAAAATCAGCTTGTTCTTTAGGAACTTCTATCTGCCACTCATCATGAATATTAGCAACAAATTTATAAGGTACTGCATTTAATCTTAAGACATCATCTAAAATAGATAATGCTTTCTTCATAACTATAGCACCTGCTCCTTGAAGCAAAGTGTTAAGAGCAGAATGAGCATTACGTATGTAAAGCTTTCTACCATCTATACCTTTAAGATATTTTTTTGAAGCTGCTCTTTGTACCCTGTCTCTAAGAGATTTAAATGCAGGGTTATTATCGAAGAAATATTCTCTAGCTCGTTTACCATCTGCTGTATTTCCTTGAACCACTTTTCCAAGCTTTTCATCTCCTGCTCCGTACATGAGGGCATAGATGAATGTCTTCGCCTGATTTCTTGATTTAAGTTTTGCAGCTCTTTGATTAGCTGTGTGTATGTCTCCATCTAAAATCTCCTTGATATAAGTTTCATCATTCATATAGTGTGCTAACATTCTTAGTTCTAAACCACTAGCATCAACTCCAAGTAATACATTACCATCATCTACAATCCAACATGCTCTGCATTCTGAACCATAAGGGCTGTGAACTGAAGGTACTTGTGCCATGTTCGGACTTCTGTGTGTCATTCTACCGGTGATAGCACCATTAGGTATAACAAAACCATGAACACGACCATCATCTTGTACAGCTTCAACCCAAGAATCAACTTGAGCTATACGTTTTTGAAGCAGTAAGAAGTCTGCTATAAGTTTAGCCTCACGAATATGAGTCACTTCTGATAAAGTTTTTTCATCTACAATAGGCTGACCTGTTGGAGTAAACCTATCAGGTTTCCAACCAAAGTCCATGAGGTATTCCCCAATCTGTTTACGACTACCCAGATTAAAGTCTACTAATTGTTTCCTCATAAAGGGAGACATATCTTGAGTAGTAATACATCTATCATACTCGTCATCAGTAAGACCACGTTTAGATAAGTCTCCATCTTTTTTAATGTAAGGAGTTACTAGCTTATCATCTACCCATTTAGGTTTGAATGTATTATGAACTTCATCTTCAATCTGTTGAGATGTTTCTCTAAGATTCGCAAGAAGAAGTAAAGCAGATTCCATATCAAATTTAAATCCGTTCTCTTCTTGTTTCTTCATGACTCTAGCAACATCTTGTTCAAGTTCAATTGATTGTTTACTAAAACCTTTAGACTCATTACGAAGTTCTTTATATACTAAAGTATTTAACTGAACATCACGAACACAATAGTCTAACATTTCTGAAGAGTAGTTAAGATAATCTTCAAACTCAATCTTAGATAGACCAAGTTTATATCCCCACTTCTCAAGACTGTGTCCACCTTCTCTGGTAGGATTAAATAATCTAGATAGAACAAGTGTATCTATAACTTCTTTATTACTTAAGTTTATATTACCAAACTTTTCTACTAAAGGAATATCAAATCCTATAATGTTATGACCTATTAATCTATCTGCTTTAAGCAAAAGCTCATAGCCTTCTTGCAAGTTGCTTGGAGGAAACTTAAATATCTCTCCAGAGTTTGCATCTTGGGCTACAAGACAATGTATTAAAGTTGCTTTAAGGTCATCAGTTTCTATGTCAAATACTAAATCCATAATTAAAATGCCTCATCTAAACTATCATCAAAGGTAATATCTTCATCTGTTAATTCAGATAGTCTACCTGTTTCAGAATTATAAACAACTCTAGCAGCCATACCCACATCACCAGTATATCTAGACTTAAGAACTCTTAGTCTAGTAGTCCTAGCTTCTTCAGGGTCATCTGACTGTTGGTTACGTTCTAATGCTATCACACAATCACTAAGTTGTCCAATACTATTTGAACCTCTTAGATGAGATAGAGAAACCTCTATACCATTCTCATGTCCTTTATTACCATCAACTCTACGTAAGTGTGAAACCAAAATGATTCCTGCACCTGTCTCTTCTACCAAACTTCTAAGTCTAGTCATGATAGAATCAATAGCACGTCTTTCATCTCCTTCATGTACAGCACTGACTAACATATGTAAATGGTCAACGACCACCCACTTGCAATCACATCCTATAATCATGAATCTAAGTTTAGTAAAGATATCATCAATGTCATTCGTACCAAAGTGTGAATGAACCCATACTCTATTCTTGTTCTCACCATCATAAAGTATATCAAACATCTTATCTAGTTCTTCTTTAGAAAACTTCTCACGTTCTTGGTCAACGTATAACCTAGCATTAGCTTCAATAGATAAGATACCATCAATGGTTCTTCTCCAGTCTTCTTCTAGTGCTATGATACCTACATTATCTGTAGTGTTCTTAATAAGATGATGTTCAAGTTCTCTTGTAACACTTGACTTACCAAGACCAGTACCACCTGTAAGTGTGACCAGTTCTCCTGCTCTAAGACCATACAACTTCTTGTTCAATCCTTCATAAGGATAAGGTACGCTTTGTTTCTTCTCACGATTATGAAACTTCTCACGCTGTTCAGAAACATTTATAACACCAGAAGGTGTATAAACTTTACTAGCCCACCAAGCTTCAACAAACTCTTTATGCTTGTTGTTTCTTAGCATATCGTTAGGGTCTTTCCAACCGTTAGGCAACGTAACTATACGAGCTTTTCCCGGTTTGAAAAGTCTAGCAACTTTAATACTAGCTTCTTGTCCTGCCTTATCTTTATCAAAAGCAATGATAACATTTTCAAAGTCATCAAAGAACTCTAAGCTTTCCTTGATATCTCTGACTGCACCATTTGCTCCACGCTTAATAGATACTACAGCCCACTTAGAACCAAGCAGTTCATAAGTAGCCATAGCATCACACTCCCCTTCAGTAATGGTAACGTACTTACCACTCTTGAAAAGTTGTTGACCAAACAAACCTGTATCATTATAACTACCAGATACAAAGAAGTCTTTGTCCTTACAGTTACGAATCTTAGTAGCTGATAACTCATGCCCATTATAGTAAGGGTAAAAATGTTTAACGACATTACCTTGTAAGTCATGTACACATTTAACCCCATACTTCTGAGCAGTGTTCATGGAAATCTTCCTGTCCGTAAGGGCTGAAAACTTTCCTTCTCCTACTGTATCTGGTTGTTTAATTGGTGTTGTTGTTTCTGTTTGCATATCCTTTCCTCCACATGCTTTAGTATAGCTAGGCATAAACTCTCCACAGCTAAAGCATTTTGCTGAGTCATCTTCGTTGATTCCTACAGCATCACTGCTTCCGCAAAGTGGACAAGGTTGATGTAACTTATCCCAAGTTTTATCCATGTTAGCCCTCACTATGAATTATGATTCGTCTTCTGAATCTTCTACAACTACTTCTTCTTCTTCCTCTTGTTCAACTACTGCTTCAGGACTTTCCTTTAGCACAGCTTCAAGATTATTCTGGTGTCCTTGTGAAGCATAGTTCAAAGCTTCAACCAACACATTCAAAGTACCTATCTTACTGATAGATACGTTAGCACCTGCTCTCTTCTGCTCATCTTCAATCTTTGAAACATCATAGACTGATTCACCATCATCATTTTTAATAGTAATAATCATATTAAAACTCCTCGTTGTCTGAACTTGGTTCAGTATATTCTACTAGGTTAGTGACCTTCACAGCTATTAACTCTGCAAACGTACCATACTTTCCTGTGTAAGGTTTAATCTTCACAGTAACTTCTGAGCCATTACCAAGACTAACATCTAAGTCATTACCATCGGCATCAACTAACTTAGGTGCAGGGTTGGTTGTCCCATCATGTCTAATTACATTTCTACTGAATGAGAAAGCAGGTTCATCATACTTAGGCTTACCATCTCTAGTTCTAGTTCTTGATAACCCTGCACCCTCTAATCTGGTAGCAGTATCTTCATCAGTCAACACAACTATTCCGTACTTATGTGGTTCAAACTTAGTGTTTGGTGTGCTGACATTAGCCCACATAGCTTTTCCTTCTACATACTCATACATATATTGTACCTCCTATAGGTTTAGTTTTTAGTATTAAGTGTTTGGAGTCTATCATACTTTTTCTTTTTGTGCAAGTCTTTTCTGTCTTCTTCTTGCATTGTTTCTATCTCGTGTAAATTGTATAGCACTTTGCAAGTCTTCCCATAACTCATCAAGTGCTTGTTTCTTTTGTTCTTTATTAAGTCTTGTAATGATTTTGATATCAGACTTCTTAGGTATCCAAGTATCCCAGTAAGCTTTGTCCATGTCTTTCCATGTCCAACCTATCTGCTTGTCTAGTGTTGTTGATTTAAAATATAAATTCATAATAACCCTCGTGTTAAAAGTGGGTACTTTACAGTGATACCCAGCACTCGAACATTATCTTTTATAGACACCGAACGACTGTCTTTTTACAAGGGAAGGTAATCGGTTTAGTTCTCATCCCATTTCATCTACAACCTTTTCAAGAAAGGATTTTACAGTAGCTCGAACACCTTGTAAAACTTAGTCTGGTTTTAGTGGCACTAGACCAGAAACTAGCACGATAAAATCGTATGCCTTCAGGTTCAGGAAGGTTAGTTGAGGGCTACACCCTTAGACATACCTGAATAAGTGGCTATTATACCACAGCTAACCCTCATTGTCAACCTTTAAATTTAATAATTTAACTTTGTATTCATCCTTATTCCACACGACTTCATAAGCTATTTGGTCTGTAGAATTATCATAATTATATTTAATAACATAATCTTCCCATGCTCTAAATTCTTCTTTAGTCATTGAAGTTAGTTCAGTATCTTTTATCTCCACCATATTGGTTTC